TTCGTAGTTCTGATGGTCAAAGTTATGACTCAACAGGTGGAAATGGTGGCTCAGGAATAGTTGTAGTTAGATATCTAAAGTCGGCAGTAGGAGAATAATGTCTTATCAATTAAAAATATTAAAAGATCATCCTATTGTATATTATCCAATATCTGAAACATATACTTCATTAATAGGCTCATATCAAGATGTATTAGACACATATGATACATATCAAGAATTTGAAGATGATTTTTCAACATACAGGGAAATAGTATCCAATACTATATTTGATAAATCTGGATGTGGAAATGATGGTATATATCAAGGAGATCTAACAGATACATTTTTACCATTAACATCTGGCGGAAGTCATGCAGCAAAAATAACAAATACAAACTACATGCTAGTTCCTACTACTTTTGATTATTATGGTTCTACAGCATCAGGCGGGCTTGGAAATAAATATACATCAGATAATGATTTTACAATAGAAGCATGGATATATACTAGAATATCTACAACTAATATAGCAATTATATTCGCAGACCCTACAAATAACGTAGGTCTATTTTGGCAACGTGGAAATTTAATATTTAAATTAAATGCGGAAGTTTTAAACTATACAGTTCCAAACTTTAGAAAGTCATTACATGTAGTAGCAGTATACTCAGTTACGGGTATGTCTATATATGTAGATGGTCAATTGGCTGCCAGCAAATCTTTATCAAATTTTGAATTTACAAATACATCTTTAAACCTACAAATTGGAACTACAGGAAATGCTTCAGATTCTTTTATTGTAGATGACCCAGCAGTATATAGGTATGCCCTTAGTTCATCTCAAATACTAAATCATTACAATGATAACGGATTTTTAAACCCTATTCAAATTGCTTATCCAGATGGCGGACAAATATTTGAATTTTACGACAATGGCATAAATAGAAAATTTAGATATAGCTACCCATCTAATAAATCTTGGGATTATTTTTTAACAAGTGATTTATATTATGATGGATTAGAAAATTCTATAGCCATCGCATATTCAGATTCTGCAGTATCTAAGACAGTGTATTTAACAGATCTAGTATCTATCCCATTGGGTATAACCATGGACTCTTCTAAAATTGAATGGGAGGGTGACAATGGAATAATGGTGGAAACAAGTGTAGATAATTCTACTTGGGTCCAATGCATAAATGGAGAATCTATACCTCAATATAAATTAGGAAGCTTTAATTCATCAGGTCTCGTATATATAAAAATAACTATGTCTACAACAGATAACAGTAAGTATTTACCTAAGCTTTATAATTTAACTCTTTCTTTTTATAATGATCAGATAGTATATGCTCAAAATGCTGGAAGCTATATGTCGACATTTGATGGGCTGTCTGGAATTAGCAATCCAGCAATTAGTTTAGGGCCAAATAAATATCCTATCCTATCTAGAGACTTTAGAAATGGAATAAGGGTAACAGCTGACGCTGGATTTTATATTAATGCTAATATTCCAGTCAAGACTATAGAATTTTTCTATACCCCAGATGACCTGACAAATAGCGGATTGGTAAATTCAACTGCTACCAATGGGTACGCCGCTTCAAATTATTCTTGGAATAATGCTGGAGCAATTAGCAAAACTAATGTAAATTCAATATACGTCAATGGGGTCAATAAAACATCTGCTACAGCCGTCTCAGACGTCTTTACAGCCGATGATCTTCATCATGTGGTCATAACCTATACCAACGCTATTTCAGGGGCTATAAGGTTCAGTTACTCCTTAATTGGAACGGTAAAGTCATTAATTCAGAATTTAGGACTATACGAAACTCAGTTTACTGGCGGTGAAATATTAAATCATTATGACCTTTATATAAGCAAAGCCTCTGTAACAGCAGATGATTCCACAATTACCTTGACAGAAAATTCAGTTCAGGCTTATAATAATGAATGGTTGGTAATTCAAAACGTATAATTTGTCACAAAGCTTGACAAAATCTGGACTTTAACTTAAAAGAATGGTAAAATGAATACCTGATGGATATTAAAAGAGTAAAGCAAAGCGTTATAGAAGAAACTACCCTAGGCATTTATGTGTGGGAAATTGATGGTAAATGGGTGGGAGACGACGAAGGCAACTACTTATCTGTCACTTCTAAAAAGGGAAATAGAGAAAGAATTGAGCAATTAAGAAAAGCCGTCGCACATTATGGAATTAATAGAGGCGAACCAAAGTTTTTATCTGGACGTAGAAAAATTGATGACGAAGAATATCAGTATCAGCAACAAAGATTGAAGTGGGGTCTGACACCAGATCCTCTAGATATAGGCGAATATAAAGATCAAATGAAAGCAGCAAAAGGGGCTAAGTAAATGGAATTTATTGAAGACACGGAAGAACTGTCAAACCAAATCAGCATATCTGATCAATCTGATTGGATTAAGTTTAATAATAAACCAGTTGTTGTAAACGATCCATTTAAAATTGAAGGCGAAGATTTAAAGAAAGTAAATGGTTTAAGCCCAGCATTTCGTCGTAAAGTATCAAGAGATTTACAAAAAAGATTTGTAGGCCAAGAAGGAACTGCTACACAACAAAATTTAATGGCACAAGCCGTAACAGGCTATGCCATGTTCGATCTTATCGAGCCACCATATAACCTAGAATATCTTTCCAGGATTTATGAATTCTCTCCGTATAACTATGCAGCAATTAATGCTAAAGTTGCAAATATTGTCGGACTAGGATTTTCATTTGTAGAAACACGTAAGGCAAATGAGGCATTAGATAATATTACAGATGAGAGGCAATTAGATAGAGCACGTCGTAAATTAAATAAGCTTCGTCAAGATCTAGAATCTTGGCTAGAAGAAACAAATGAGGAAGAAACATTTACAGAAACTTTAATTAAAGCATACGTAGATCTTGAAGCAACAGGAAATGGCTATATTGAAATTGGCAGAACAACTGCAGGCAATATAGGGTATATCGGACATATCCCTTCAAAGACAATGCGTGTACGTCGCTTGCGTGATGGATTTATTCAATTGCTTTATGGCAAGGCAGTATTCTTCCGTAACTTTGGAGATCAAGAAACACCTAATCCAATTTCAGATGGATCAGATAGGCCAAACGAAATTGTTCATTTAAAGAAATATACTCCAATGAATAACTATTACGGCATTGCAGATATTATTGCGGCTCAGAATGCAATGGCTGGAAATGAATTTGCTGGTAAATACAATTTAGATTATTTTGAAAACAAGGCGGTACCAAGATATATTATTACAGTTAAGGGTGCAAAGCTTTCACCTGAGTCTGAGCGTAAATTATTAGAATTTTTTCAGGTGGGTCTAAGAGGAAAGAACCATAGATCTCTATATGTTCCACTTCCAGCAGATAGCGCAGACTCTAAAGTTGAATTTAAGATGGAGCCAATTGAGGCAAATTCTCAGGAATCCTCATTTAACGTATATAGAAAAGCAAACAGAGATGAAATTCTTTTGGCCCATAGAGTACCTATTAGTAAGATAGGTTTACCTGAAGGAGTTAATTTAGCTTCAGCCAGAGATTCAGATAAAATGTTTAAAGAGCAGGTATGCCGTCCAGCCCAAGATATTTTAGAAAAGAAATTAAATAAAATTATTGAGGAAAAGACTGACGTATTATTAATTAAGTTTAATGAGCTAACTCTAACCGATGAGGATACTCAATCTAAGATTGATGAGAGATATTTAAGAATGCAGGTAATTACCCCTAATGAGGTAAGAATTAGAAAAGGCATGGTCCCTATTGATGGTGGAGATACAATAGTTCAATTAAAACCACAACAGGCTGCCGAGCAAACTGCACAAGCCATGAATTCTCGTCAACGAACCCAGGAGCGGGATTCAAATTCTCCAGATATTTCTGGGGAGGCTAGAAATCCAAAAGGCGAGGGCAGAGTAACCGCTTAATTATTAGGCAACTAGTTATTTGCCTTTTTACATATACAAAGATAAAATTAAGCATATGAATATTGAAAAATCCAATTGGTCGTCTAATGGAGACAACATTGTTTTGTCTGTTCCATTCACAAAAGTTAATCGTGAAAAGAGAACAGTATCAGGATTTGCAACACTAGATAATTTAGATCAGACTGGCGATGTAGTAACATCAGATGCAAGTCTAAAAGCATTTGAAAACTTTAGAGGCAATCTTCGTGAGATGCATCAACCAATGGCGGTTGGCAAAGTTGTTTCATTTAAACCAGAAACATACTATGATCCAAAATCAAAAGAGTTTTTTAACGGAGTATATGTAGATGCATATATCTCAAAAGGTGCACAAGATACTTGGGAAAAAGTTCTAGACGGCACACTTCAAGGATTTTCAATTGGCGGAAAAATTAAAGAGTCCGATAATGAAGTAAATAAGGCAACAGGACAGACAGTTAGATTTATTAAAGATTATGATCTTATGGAGTTATCAATTGTAGATTCTCCAGCAAATGAATTGTGCAACATCCTTTCTATTCAGAAGGTAAATGGACAATTAATATTTAAAGGTATGGCCGCAGAGGTTGTAACAGAAAACATTTTTTATTGCGAGGAAAGCGACTCTGTTTTCATCTCAACAGAGAAGACTTACGATTCACCAGTAACTGGTAAGCCAGCGGAATTAATTGGTTGGGTTGAAAGCTCAGATGTTAACAAGTCAAAAGAGATAGATAGAATTCTTGCTTCATTTAAGAAGACAAGATTACCGTTGCCTGCAATACAAACAATTGCAAAACAGGCAAACGCAGAAGGAGGTAATGAAGTGTCAGAAAACACAGAAAACGTAGTTGCTGAAGATGTTGTTGCAGAAGCAGCAGCACCAGAAGCAGCCGTAGAAACTCCAGCAGTTGCAGAAGATGCAGCAGTTGAGAACGCACCTGTAGAGAATACAGATGCAGACGCTTCTGCCGAAACTCTGGAAAAGGCAGCCGACGTATCAGAAGTTGAGGTTGATGAACCTGATTTTGCAAAGATGCTAGGTGACCTAAAAGGCTTTTTCTCAGAAACTTTAAACAAGGCTTCTGAGGCAAACGCAGTGCAGGTTTCAACAATCAAAGAAACAGTAGAAACATTCAGCAAGAGCGTTGACAGCCGAATTTCAGAATTGGCAGAACAACACACAGCATTAACCAATGCTGTAACAGAAATACGCAACACCATTAATGGTGTAGAAAAGCGTGTCGATGCAGTAGAAAATGAGACTGCAATTAAGAAGTCCTCAGACCTTGGCGGGTCTCAGGAAGTAACAATTAAAAAATCTAAATGGAACGGTTCTTTCCTCGGTTCCGTACAGGAAATTTTCAATTAAAAAAAAGGTAGGTAAAAAATAATGAGCAATGAAACATTAGAAAAGTCAGTAGCCGCTAACACTAGCGTAACCGCTAACATGTCTGGGTCTGCAGTAGCAACCACAGGCGTACACATCGGTTCCGAGGGTGAGGGTGGATTACTTAACCCAGAACAATCAGCTCGTTTTCTAGACTACATGTTCGATGCAACCGTAATTGGTAAAGTCGCACGTACAGTTAGAATGAGATCTGATACAACTGAAATTGATCGTATGTCCGTAGGCGAGAAGCTTATGAAACTTGCGACAGAAGCAGATGACACTTCAGCAAACGCTGCAGTATCATTCTCAAAGATTTCTTTGACAACAAAGAAGTTACGCCTAGATTGGGAACTATCAACAGAGTCTCTAGAAGACAATATTGAGGGTCCAGATTTAGAAGACCACATCGCACGTATGATGGCAACACAAGCAGGAAATGATATTGAGGATGTAGTTCTTAACGGAAATACAGCTTTAACATCAGATGCTTTGTACAAGTCATTTGACGGTGTAGTAAAGAAAGCAAAGACATATGGACATGTTGTTGATGCTGGTGGAGCTGCAGTAAGCCGTGCTGTATTTAACAGCGCCCTTAAGGCTCTTCCACGTAAGTACAAGCAACGTCGTTCAGACCTTCGCTTCTTGGCAGGTTCAAACCTAATCCAAGATTTCCTATATGCTAACAGCATCGGAACAAACCAAACAATTCCACAAGATATTGCTTCAAGCATTATCCGTGGACAAGAGGTACAACCTCTAGGTGGTCCAGCAGGATATGTTGCACCATTTGCATTTGGTATTCCAATCGTTGAAGTTCCACTTCTTCCAGAAGCACAGGACGGCGATTACTCAGGTGAGACTGGTAACCACGGAGATATCCACTTGACATTCCCAAATAACGTAGTTATTGGAATCAAGCGTGATGTAACTGTTTACCGATTCTTCTGGCCTCGTAAGGACTCTATTGAGTACACAATGTATACTCGTGTAGGTGTTCAGATCGAGCAAGCAGATGCTTGGGTGGTAGTAAAGAACGTTAAGGTTGCTTCATAAGTAATCTCTAATAATTAAGTTGGGCCTGGATATTTCCAGGCCCTTCTTATTTAAATAACTACAATATCCCCTTTCCCTTTAAACTTATTAATGCTATAATTAAATGACCTAACAAAGGAGAATATATGTCATTCGAGACATTAAAGATAGCAGAACTAAAAAAGATCGCTGAAGATTTTGGCGTTGTAACAAATGAATTAAAAAACAAAAATGATGTAGTTGCCGCTTTAGCGGAAGAAGGCGTAACTTGGGCAGTATATCAAAAAACAATTAAAGACATTGAAGATAATTTAGAAGAGGCCCCAGAGCCGCAGGCTAAGTTTGATCCAAAGAAAGAAATTTCTGAGGATGATGTTTTGGTAAAGATGACCAGAGCAAATTTCAGATACGATATTTTAGGTTTTACTTTTACAAAAGAGCACCCATTTGTCGCAATGAATAAAGAAAAAGCGCAAGCAATTTTTGACAAGGAGGAAGGTTTTAGATTAGCTAACCCAAAGGAAGTACAAGAGTTTTATAGCTAATTAAAATCTAATAATGGCAGAGATATACGTAAATAGCAATACCCCAATTAAGACAAAAATCTATTGGGAAGGTGAGTTAGTAATTCCAGACGGAAATGTAACCGCTGCTGTTTACGATATAACAGAAGATCCAGCCATCACACCAGCAATTCTTCCAACAACTGTTCTTACTACATTAACGGCTACAGCCGTAGAAACAGATACAGGAACTTACCAAGTTGTTTTGCCATTTTCATACTCAGTTAGAAATAGAAAATTTAAACTAGTATGGTCATACGTAGTATCTTCCGTAAGCGGAACACACATTACATATGTAGATGTTGCAACACCATATATTAATTTAAATGAGCATATCGATAGTCTTAATTTAGGATCAGATCCTAGCGATCCAAATTATAAAACCTATAATGATATCAGGGTGGCGGAAAGATATGCTAGAAAAATTATTGAAGATTACACAGGTCAAGAATTTTACCTATATGATGATACAGAGGTAGTATATGGAAATAACTCTGACATTCTGCCTTTGCCTTATAAAATAAATTCAATTTATCAACTTTATTCAAATGACATTTTATTTATAGATAATACAACTAGCCCACTAACAAACAACTGGACATATACCCCAATTATTTCAGAGACAGGTTTTGGAATAAGGGTAGACAGAACTGGATTAATAGATAATACAGTATACGTTGCTAATGGAATGGTGCCTCCAACAATTAATGACAATATTAACGGGGCATTTGCCAAGAATGTTAGATATAAAGTTATAGGAAAATATGGATGGGATCTAGTTCCAAGTAACGTACAACAGGCTTGCGTAGAGTTAATGAAAGACTATTTTTCAAAAGACAATATTTGGAAAAATAAGTATGTAAAGAATATTCAAACATTTGACTGGCAATTTGAGTATAGCGGAGATGCTTATCGTGGCACAGGAAATGCATATGTAGACCAACTACTAAACCCATATGTCATAAATGGAATGGTTGTTATTTAATGCAAGATCTTATCCAGTCAGTTTTGCCAATGAAACTGGATATCTATAAACAGATAGATTCTCAGAACCCAGACACTGGCGCAATTGTAAAAGAATGGCAATATTATAAAACCCTAGACTGTCACGCCAAGGGAGTTATCAGTAACTCTGCTACTACTAGAAGCAGCGATAAACAAATATTTAATAACAAATATGTTAATGACCAAATTATTCAAGTTAGAACTGAACAAAGAATTACTACTAGAGAAAAAGTAACCAATATTAGAGATATGCAAAACAACTATATCTGGGTAGAACTAGACTTTCCAACCGAGACTCCCACAGTATTTGAGGTTATGGGAACAACCCCAATTACAGACCCATTTGGCAGAGTATTAGGATATAACTCTTCAATGAAGAGATCGGAGAATCAACAAATTGGACTCTAGCGCTATGTTAGTTACAGCAGCTTCTGGCCTAGAAAGATTAATGGTCGGTGGACCTAAAGACGCTATGATTAGAGATAGCAATGTGGCACAAATATCTGCCGCCTTATATTATCAGTCTAATGTTATAGCTAAATTAACTACAAGCACAGCATTTAAGAATAAATTTAAGAAAACTCTTTATACTCAAATAAACAAAGACTTTGGAGAATATATTGATTCTCAAGCTAGGGTAAAGCCAAGATCCTTGCACCATGTCTATGAATGGAAAAGAGTGGGAAGTCCTGAATCTAGATTATTTAAATTAAAAATGATCGATACTCCTGGAATTTCATTTAAAATAGATTTTGATTACAAGCCTTCTAAAAGCACTGTCCCTGCCAAAAGAGGCAGGCGTAGACATGTATTTATAAATAAAGCTTCTGTGATGGAGGCTGGAATGCCCCTAGTAATTGCTCCAAGGGCCGCAGAGCGCCTAGTATTCGAAACTGACACTGGGACAGTCTTTATGCCGAAAGGGGCCTCAGTGACCGTTAAAAGGCCAGGAGGAAGCGGAGTTAAAAATCAATTTAAATTATATTACAGTCGATGGTTTAGTGGAGATCTAGTAAATCAATCAATTAAGAGATCTGGCTTTCAACAGATATTTAATTTAGCAATGACCAGGTCCCTAAGATTACCCTCAGTAATTAAAAGGGTACAATATTCATTTTCACCAAATTCAATTAAACAGATGGCTGATTCTTCCGTAGAGGCAGCATTCGGAGGATCAATGATATGACAGTTAATTATAAATTAGACGCAATGCTAGAATTAAGAAAGTTTTTGTGGAGCAAATTGGTGGCGGCAAGCATATTTGATGATACCGAATATTACAGCGACAACCTAGCAGAGTCCCTAGTTCCCATTATTCCAGTTCAGCAATCAGCAGAGATGAATCAATTCTTGAGCGGCAAGAAGCATATAGTTTACGATAAGATAGGTTTATCATATGAGGAAAATTGGCTTATATGCTGTGAGCAAATCCTATTTACCATATACTCAACAGATGTTTCCGAAATTAATGAGATCAGAAACTTTATGACAGATGAATTTAGACGTATGGATGATTCGGCTAAGGATGTAAATAAGTTTCCTACTCTATCAAATAAATTTAAATTCCATAGTATATTTGTAGCAGATATCTCCCCAACGGCCCCATCAGAGGAACTACAGGGATTTCTATCAGCAGACGTAATATTAGAGATCAAATATTCTAGAATAACAGACCTGGTAGGCCGCTTCTCATAATTTGCCTTATGGCTTAAAATGGCCTAAAATTGGTCTTGAGGAAAGAAAAGCCTAGCCAGCTTAGATTTTTTAAATATATATATATTTAACACAGGAGGAAAATAAACTATGGCACAATCCGTAGGTAATGCTAAAAACATTCTCGTTGGTGCATCTCCATTGTTTTTGTCAACTATTGACGTAAACGATTCAGATTATATTGCTAATGCCGAACCAGGCGTGGCAATTGCATCAGCCGCAGGAACAGTTGGCGTACCAGCATATTCAACAGGAGTATCATACACAACAACATTGAACACTGTTGATCAAGAAGCTGGAAAATTTGGATACCGCAACGTTGGTTTCACCAACAACGGTCTTCAAATTACATACAACCCAACATACGACTCAGTAACTGTAGATCAGTTATTAGATACAGCTAAGCTGTTTAAGTCCGCAATGGAAGTTATGATTGCAACAGAAATGTCAGAAGGTACTCTCGAGAATATCGTAACAGTATTTGGACAGAATGCATCATCTTTATCAACAACAGGAACTGGAACATCTAAAAGAGATACTCTAGGTCTTGAAGCAGGTTCTTTAGGTGCCGCTCCAACAGAGCGTCAGTTGATTGCAGTTGGACAAGCTCCAACAGCAAGCTCAACATCATCTGAGCGTGTATATTATGCACGTCGAGTATTGTCTGTACAACAGTCACAATTCTCACTTGCCCGTACTACTCCAACCACATTCCCAGTAACCTTCCGTCTTCTACCAGATGCTAACTACTCTGGCTCAGAATACGGCAAGATTATTGACCGTGTACTAGTAGCATAATAATTTAATTTATTAATAGATACCCCCAAGAAATTGGGGGTTTTCTATTTGTGTTAGTAATATCAATTTGTTATAATAATTAAGACTATCCAAGGAGGATATAAATTGGCTACAACCATATATAACGTAGAAGAGATCGAGCTTCAAAATGGAGCTAAGGTTAAATTAAAACCTTTAACAATCAAAGAGCTAAGAAAGTTCATGGAAGCTATCCAAAAAACTTCTGAGTCTAAAACAGAAAATGAAACACTAACCATATTAATCGATGCCTGTGCAGTGGCATTAGAAAAACAGTTACCAGATTTGGTAAAAGATCGAGATGCATTAGAAGATGCGTTGGACGTACCCACAATCAATCGTATACTTGAAGTATGCGGTGGGATTAAGATGGACGACCCAAACCTTCTAGCGGCAGCGGTTCTGGCTGGTCAGAACTCGATTTAGCCGCTTTGTTAGGAGAGGTTTTTCTTTTAGGTAATTGGAAAAATTACGAAGAGCTAGAAGATAGCCTTTCAATGCCAGAGTTAATACAAACTTTTAAGTCGATGCAAAAAACTGAAGAAGAGAAAAGAAAATTCTTGGCTATGCTTCAGGGCGTTAACTTAGATGAAGAAAAAACAGAAGGTCCAACCTTCGAAGATATCAAAAGAAAGGCTCTAGGAATCAGTGCTAGTGGAGACGATGTATTATCTTTACAAGGACCGTTTGCCGCAGAGTCTGGATTTGGAATCAACGCAGGGCTAGGATACTCTAAGGAGTAATATAAATATAAATGGCTGATGAAAATATAGTCACTAACATAGTCGCTAAATCCGACTTTTCAAACCTTATTTCTGACCTAAATAAGGTTTCTTTTTCATTAACCAAATTGCAGGACCAGTTAGTAGCAACTAATAAGACATTAGCTGCCCAGGTTGGAGTAATGAACCGCTCATTTGCGGATACCTTACGAAGCACTGGGCAGTATTCAACACACTTTGTTAGCCTTACATCAGATGTAGATAAGTTTGGAATGCAGTTAGAAAGAGGTCAGCTAAAATTAGGTAAGTTTTTTCAAGTTTATAATCAACATGCTAAAACCAATGGCGGACTAATAAGAGATTTAGCAAAACAACAAGTACAGCTTCAAAGCGCAATTCTTCAGCCATTAGGTAAAAATGCTGAAGGGTTAATGCAGTATAACGTTCATATTCCAAAAGGCTTAGATTTAGTTAAAAATAAAGCAGCAATAGCAAAACAAGAATTAATGATTATGAACAAGGTTGTTCAAGAAGGAGCTAATCAATTAATCAATTGGGGTAAAAATACTCAATGGGCAGGACGTCAGTTAACAGTAGGATTAACAGTACCACTAGCAGCATTTGGAAAAGCATCTGCGGATGCGTTTAGGCAAGCAGATGAGCAGCTTGTTCGTTTAACAAAAGTTTATGGCGGAGTGGCTCAAGTAAGTTCTCAAGAATTAGGAAAAGTAAGAGAAGATGTTTCTAGAACAGCAGCAGATTTAGCAAAGTCTTATGGAGCATCATTTAAAGACACACTAGCCCTGGCGGCGGATATTGCAGCGACTGGTAAAGAAGGAAATGATTTATTAGGGGCAATTAAAGAAACTACAAGATTATCTGTGCTTGGTGAAGTAGATAGGCAAGAGGCTATGAAAGCCACCCTAGCAATACAGACAGCTTTTAAACAAAATACAGATGAGTTATCTGAGTCGATTAACTTTTTAAACGCAGTTGAAAACCAAACATCTACAACTCTAAATGACTTAGTAGAAGCAATTCCAAAAGCTGGTCCAATTATTAGAGGTCTTGGTGGTAGCGTTCAAGACTTAGCTCTTTATTTAACAGCAATGCGTGAAGGTGGCATTAATGCTACCGAAGGAGCTAACGCTTTAAAGTCTGCATTAGCATCTTTAATTAATCCAACAAACGTTGCGGTTAAAAAGTTTCAAGGATTCGGAATAGACCTTCTTGGGATAGTTAGCACAAATGCTGGAAACGTAACGGCAACTTTATTAGAATTGCAAGCCGCATTGGACAAACTTGATCCTTTACAAAAACAACAAGCAATTGAACAATTATTTGGCAAGTTTCAGTTTTCAAGATTAAATGCTTTATTTGAAAATTTAGGTAAACAGGGTAGCCAAACATTACAAGTTTTAGATTTAATGAAGGCCAGTTCAGAAGATCTAGGTAATCTAGCTAGTCGAGAATTATCACAAGTAACAGAATCAGCTTCTGGTAAATACCGAAGAGCGGTAGAGGGATTAAAGGCAGACTTAGCTGGTATAGGAGAGCAATTTTTAACAATTAACACCAGCTTAATTAATTTTGTTGACGGAATAATTAAATTTGTTCAAAAGCTTCCAGAGCCTATTAAACAGGCATTAGGATTTATGGGAATGCTAACAGCAGCAGCTGGCCCATTAATTATGTTAACTGGTGTACTTGGTAACTTCTTTGGATATATTATTAAGGGTGCATATCATTTTAAATCATTATTTAAAGGTGGAGAAGGTTGGAAACTTTTAACTCCAGAAATATTAGCTGCACAAAAAGCTGGAAATTTAGTAGAACAAACATTTTATAGCGATGCTAAAGCAGCAGCAGTATTAAAACAGGCTATTGCTGGATTAACAGCGGAGTTTACTTTATTACAACAAAGGGCATCATCTGCTGCAATGGCAGTAAATCCTGGAATATCTACAGTCGCAGGATCAACTATTATTGCAGGAAGAGCTGTAAATCCTAACAGCCCTTACTTAGGACCAGAAGGAAGTAGATCTGCAGGGCATCACATTTCAAGATCAACAATGACTACAGCACAAAGAGATGCACAAACAATTCATTCATTTACTCCAATACCACTTCCATTAAATAAAAAAGTTGGCACAGCGCCGATGGTTTTTGCAGAAGGAGATCTACCAAAGATTGAAGGTTTGACGGCATCCAGAGGAGTATCAACTGGCATTGTTGCTGGTGAAGCAGCAAAATGGCATACACTAATGGGTACATTGTCTATGATGACAAAACGAGAGGTAAGAGATTTAAAGAAAGAAATTGCTAGAACTGGAACATTTAGTACAGAAATAAATACTACATTTGGCCAATTGCTTCCAGCAATGACAAGTTTAACAAGCAATGCTGCCGCAGAATCCGCATTAATTGTTCAACAATTGCAAGCTGGGAAACTTACCGTGGATGCTGCACGTGCAAAAATTATTGCAATAAATTCACAATTAGAAGCAATGATGGCTCAAACAACTACGCAGGTTGCAACAAGTTTAGGAAGAACTGCTAATTTAACACAGGTACCATTGCTTAATCAGCCTATAGTTGGCCCTACTGGAAAAGCAAATACTAAAGAAATATTTAGAGCAAATAGGCCAGGTGCTCAAATTATTGATAAAATTGCAAGGGCATTAGGAGTAAGAACTTGGGGCGGCGGATATTCTACCGAGACTACTATGCCTAAGAGAATGAATATGGGCGGATATGTTTATACAGCAAATGATGGAAGTATTGTTCCTGGCCCAAATATAAATGCAGATGTTGTTCCAGCAGTTCTAACTCCTGGAGAATTTGTGGTTAATAGAGAAGCAACTCAAGCAAATTTACCATTACTTACAGCATTAAATAATAATAGGGGTTCAGATGGACCTGGCTTCAATCTTGGAACTAGAAAAGCGGTACTTGCTACTACACAACAAATGTATTCTGGTAGACAAATTTCTCACCTGGGCAGATCATTTAGATCGGTAGATAGACCAGATTTGCATCCAGAATTAATGTCACAATACGGAGTAAGCTCTGAAAATCTAATGAATCCAAGAACATCTGTTCATGGAGGACTAGTCGCTGCTTATCATACATTTTTTAATCAAGGAACACACAGAGGATCCTTGCCAATAGATGTAGCTATTAATTATTTAAGAGGAATACCAGTACCAATTAATTCAAATGGTCTTTATGCTCCAAATGGAACTCAAAATGTAACTCATGACCCACTTGTTGCATATGGGCCATTAATGGAAGACTTAGGAATTCGTGATAGATCTAAATTAGACTTTGTTTCAAATTTAGATAGAGAAATAATTAATACTTTAACAGGACAAAAAGAATCTGGTAAAACTATTTTAGCAGATAGAATAACTGGAAGAAATGCAAATCAAAGAGTTAGTGCATCTATATTAAGAAATGCTGTATATAGAGCTGCAATTCCTTACGGATCTTCGGTAATGAGGGGCTTAAGAAAATTAGAAAAGCATCAAGAAGTTCGTGTTCCACAAGGAGTGCCTGCCACAGGAAAACCAACAAATCGTGGTCTTAGCACAAATAGAATTTTTAGACCTACAGAATCTAGAGCATCTTCAGCTATTTCAGCATTAAGAGCTGGCAGAGGGATTCCACAATTTACAGGATCTGCGTTTAGATTTTTAAGTAAAGCTATGGGAAGAAATTCTGGAGGAATGATTCCAGGATACAATATGGGCGGAATGGTTCAAGGATATAACCGTGGGGGCGGACCAGTATCAGCATTTACTGCTGGCGTAAGAAATCCTTATGGCAAGTCTATAGTTTCTGGAGGAATGCCACAAATGGGAATGGGATCCCAAATGGCAATTGGTATGGGCGGCACGATGGCTGGCTCAATGATTGGTGGACCTGCTGGTATGGCTGTTATGGCTGCGTCAAACATACTTCCTCTGATGTCTGGATTAAAAGGTATCGGCGGAGTGCTACCAATGGTAACAAAGCTTGCAGGAGTTCTTGGAAGACTAACAATTCCTGGCGCAGTAATTGGCGGGGCATTTATGCTAGGAAGAGCTTTATTAGATCTTAAAAAGAATTATGAGGATGTAGGTAAAGCAAACAGATTAGCATTTGGCGGAACTCAGGAATCTTTTGCCTCTGTTGGAATTACTAAATTTAAAACATTATCAGATAGACTAAAAGAAGTTAATGAGCAAATAGAGTTAAATAAGGCTAAGGCTCAATCAGCATATGAGGCATATACTAAGGGCGGTCCTACTGGAATTACCTTAAGCATAACTGAATTAAATGAAGCTATTGAAAATGCTAAAAAGAATCAAACAGATTATATTGAAGCATTTAATAGTATTGATAGTAGTGGAGTAAATAAATATGCAGCCGATCTAAAAGCACAATTTGTTGCTATGGGACTATCTGCATCAGAAGCATCTAATCAAATATTTGCAATAGTTAAGGCGTCTGATAAAGCTAGACAGGCTTTATCTGCAGTAACAACTACTGATTTTAGAAATATAATAGATCAAACTACAGCATTAACTAGACTGTTTGATAACCTCGGCAGGGCGTCAACTATTAATAACTTTAACCCAGAAGAGTTTGCACAAGGGCTAGATACATTAGTAAATTCAGTTATTGCATACCAAGAAGGATTAATTGGAACAAAAGACGCTTTAGATCCTAAAAATATAATTGATTCAGCAGAATCATTAAGAATAACTATGGAAAAAATTACAAAAATTAATAGCTCTAATTCTATTTTAAGCGTAAAGCAGGTAGAAAATTTAAAACAGCAAAATGTAATATACGCATCTATCTTAGGAAATTTAGAATCAACAGCAAGCATTACTGCAAAAATATTGTTATACAACAACGAGTTAGCAGAAATGGTAAACTTATCAGCTATGTCTGGCCCAGAGGCAATATCAATGGCTCAAAATTATGCAGAAATTTTAAATGGTGTAAATAGTATTACAGAAGATTTATCAAACAATAACCCATTAAAAGCTTTAGCAGAACCAATTAATAAAGCTAAAAATGCTAGTACAGATTATGCAAAAACAATTAAAGCAGCTCAAAAACAGGATCAAGATTATTATTCAAATAAAATAAAAGCAATTGATTTAGAAATAAAGAAAATTCGTGAAGCAGCAGATGCACGAAGAAAAGCTTTACAAGAACAACAAGATGCGGAATCCTACACTAGCGAAATTAAAAAATTACAACTAGAGTATCAGAATGCTCTTGCAGCAGGAGATATGTCTAGGGCTGCTCAAGCACAAATAAATTTACAACAACTTACTAAAGAAAAGCAAACAAGAGACGCTATTGCAGCCATCACTAAAAAAGAAGAAGAAGACATAAAGAAAAAAGAAGCTGAAAAACAAAGAATACAAGACGCAGAATCTAAATTTAAAAAAGGTGTTGAGATTGCTACTGCTAAGTCTGCAGAAGAAGCAGCAAGTGTTGCTAATCTAGAAAAGAATTTAAAAAGACTTAAAGAGTTGTCAGTATTTTATGCTGCAGATACAAGTTCTAAAGCAAGACAAGATTTTGCTAAAGAGGCACAAGGAATTATATTTGCTATGAAGTCTGGAACAAGAGAAGAGCAAAAGGCGGCGACAGATCTTGAAAAACAATATAGTCTTCCAGGAGCAAAACCTCAAAGTCTTAACGTCTACGGAGCACCTACAGTAGCACAAGAAACTCTTAATTTATACGGGGCAGCACAGGCAAGCACTGGACAAAAGGTATTAGATGCAATGAATAAAGAAATGGAACGAAAAGGTGTTTCTGATACATTATTTAGAAATGCTGTAACAGATTTTAGAACAGCGGTAGATAAATTTAAAAATATACCTGGAACTGGAAGTAAAGAAAGTCCGATTAATATAAGAGGAACATATAATACGGGATCTGCTCAAACAGATGGAAGATTATATGCTCCAGATTTAATTAAAGAAAATGCTTTAAAGGCTAATCAGTATATTAATTATCAAGGAAAAGATTATCGAGTTTCCGTAAATGATTACATAATCCCTGTTAAAAAAGCAATGGGTGGACAAATTAGAAATTATCAAATGGGATCATTTGGTGGTATTACAGGTCCAGGAACTGGGACATCTGACTCAATTCCAGCAATGCTTTCAAATGGAGAATATGTATTAAGGGCTTCTGCAGTTAAAGCAGTTGGCGTCCCAATGCTTGATGAAATTAATAGAATGGCTATGGGTGGATTAGCAACAAGATATGATGTTGGAAAGAAAATGATTATGCCTTCAAATACTATGGGGTATAATAAAGGTGGAACAATTCAGCATTATAATGTAGGCGGATTAGTAATGAATTTTGAAAATGGCGGACAGGTCGACGGAAGAATGTTATTTGAACAATTCAAGAGTGCAATGGCACTAGAACAATTAAAATCTGGTGGAGGAGGTAAGTTAAGATAATATGCCAGCTATATACTTGCCAGTAGGCTCATTAATATATTTAAACACCACAATTAAACTCTCCGACCATAATCGTCAACCAGTATCTATTCAAACAAATAGAATTGAAAAGCAGCAAAGAATGGCTAACGGCACCCTACGTAAATTCTTTATTGCAGACAAAAAGACAATAAATGTAAACTGGAATATGCTACCGTCTCTTTCTACATTTACAGCAGATGGTGGATATGGAGCAATAGATCTTAGATCATTTTATGAAGGAACTGCTGCCAAAGCTTCTGGAGCACTGTCTGGACGAAGTAACTTTGACGTATCTCTTGTGTATGGTGGAACATCTACACAAACCTTTAATATGATATTCACATCTTGCTCATTTGAACTGGTTAAAAGAAATGTTAAGCAAGTATCAGGCGATACAGCACAGGAGTTTTGGAACGTATCTATTTCTTTGGAAGAGGTATAATGATATCCGCTTCTAATAATTTAAAAAATATATTTTATAACAATACAAACGTTAGAATAGATAGCGGATGCACAATAGAATATAATATGAATACAATGATAGATTCCGTCTCCTCTGCCACTACATCTACAGATTCTCAGTATATCGCTGGTATAACTTCTACAGATGGATCCTTAATTAGATCAAATCCATTTAAAAAATTATTTCCAGTAGATTCTGTCATTAAGCCGTTCAGGCCAACAGGACCTGGAATTAAATATTTTATTCTTTTGACTAGCCCTTCGTACGATACAGCAACTAATAGTTTTTCAAATTACAGAATGGTCAATTATCCTGGTACTGTATCTTCTGATAACGTAACAGAAAAACCAAGAGTTTACTATCCAGGAGCCACATTATATTATAAATACTGGTTAACTCCAGAAAACCAAAATGCAGATGTAACTGTTACCTATGCTGCAACTGGAACTAAGTATGCCTTAACAAATAAAATAATTGCAACTTTTGAAAAATACCACACTCTTCCTACAAATTATACAATTACAATAACTAAATCAGATAATTCTACAACTGTAATTGGGCCAACCACTACTCCATCTAGCGGAAAAGTCGTTTTATATTATACGGGCTCTACATGGTCTACTACGGCCTGGGCAGAACCTATATCTTATCCATCTCCAATATCAATTAAAAGCATAAGGCTACAGGCAACTAATCCAGGCGGGGGCAAGGTAGTGGGATTAATTGAGCTATCTGCCAGATGGGTAAAAGACTTATCATCAGATGTATCTACATTTAATATAAGCAAAGAATCCTCTGCCTCATCAGACGACATATTGCCAGTAGGAGTATTAACATCAAATAGCTTATCTATTAATTTGTCTAAATACGATGAATCTGCTCTTCAATATATATCTTATAATCCTTTAACAACTACACTAGATTCAACTAAAACCTATATGTTTAAAAATGCTGAACTTAAACCATATTTTAAAATATACCATTCAAATGGTGCAATAACTAGTGGATCAGATGTATATGATAAAATTGAGCAAGGTTTATTTTTTATAAACAACTGGTCAATATCTGAGCACGGAGAAACATCAGCAACTGCATTAGATAGCGCAAAGCATTTAATGGATACGATTGCACCAGACATTTTATGTGAGTCTTATCCAGTAACGGCAATACTGAGAAGATTGCTAGACTCAGTAGGGTATAACAACTATAATTTTAATTTGGCTGCCACAGAAACATCTATCCCGCTTGTTAATTATTTCTGGACAGACGGCACAAAAACCGTGTGGGAGCATATTCAGGAGTTATGTAGAGATATACAAATGAATGCAATAGTAGATGAAAACAACATATTACAGTTTTATAGCAGAGACTATATGTATGGAAGAACAACTAAGGACTGGAATTTTTATTATGCAGCAGAAGGATCTGCTCTTCCTAATATTGTAGACTTTTCTCAAAATGAAATACCAGGAGCAAACCAAGTTAAAATTTTATGGTCTACCCCTATATCTACACAATATACAGGAGGATCATCTTCCTTATGGCAATCTGAGCCAACCTTTTTAAGTGCTGGCGGATTAAAAAATGCCATAAGCTCTTCAGATACTGAAATAGAACTAGACATTAATTACGTAGATACCTATAGTAGATATCAATCTATATTTAATTTTAGTGGGTATTTTTTAATAGACTCAGAAATACTAGAGTTTGAAGCAATTCAATATCAGTATATTCCTATAAGTGGCAGCACATTTCAAACAGTGTGGATATATTCTGAGTCAGATGTGAATAAATATAGAGCATTATCTAAACCAGGATTTGAAGATCCAAATAAGCCAGAGACTTCATACTTTAAACCAACAGGAAAATATAAAATTAAAACCAGAGGTGCACTTGGAACAACTGCGGCATACCATAGCTCATCCCAATCAACTTCAACAACATTAAATCAATGGACAGCAAGATTGGTAACAGTTAAATGACAAGATATATTCTTGTAAACGGATCTGCTGGTGGACCAGTTGATATAATTAACCAGCCAATTGTTGAACAAATTTCTACAACATCTGTGAGCGTAAATATAACAATTGTTAATATGGCATCTCAACCAACAAAATATAAATTTTATTGGTATAAACTTAATACATCGACTCAGGTATACGATTTAGTATCTTCTATAGAAAATCCTACCATTCCGTACACAATTACAGGATTGGTAGAAGGAGCTTCATATGAATTTAAGGTAGAGGCATATTCAGGTGTAACTGTAAGTCAAGCTAGATCTGCTTTTCATGTTATGGCTGGATCATCAATCAATGGCCAAGTAATATCTCCAACTCCAAAAACTTTAAATGCTCCATCAAAATCTTATATGGAGCTATCTGTATCTGAATCAGAATTTAAAGCAAACAAGTATGCAGTTGCGTATAGAAGCTTTACATCGGTAGTGCCTCCTACTTATTCATCAGTAAATTATGCTGGAGCAAACGTAAGTCAGTCTGTATCAGAAGCAAACTCTACAGCGTACTACTCATTTGGCGGAAGCATATTTATGAAAAATTCTATAGAAAATACAAATGCTGTTGGAGGAATAGGATTTTTTATTACTCCAGAAGCGGCTAGAGGGTACTACATTATTATTGAAACTACAGCCTCTGCTGCGTCTTTTAATAGAAAAGCAGTAAGGATTGTAAAGTTTTATGGAAACCAATTGTTTAATTTAAGAGAGTCTGGGGTTAGAACAGAATCAACTATAGAAGGAATTTATGGCGGAAGAACTTACAATATTGATGTAAAGGTAAAGGTATCCCTGCAGTCAGTAACCATTAACGCATATATTAATGGATATAAAATTACTTATACTGACTCTACTACAAATAATACTGTAAAAGGAAGCACTGGCTTAATTGAATCTTTGAAGGCTACCGATAGAGTAGCCTTGTTGTGCGGAAGAGGAACAGTGGCATACGATTATGTGTATGGAAATACAATTACAAAAACAAATTACGACGACTCCGCATATAAAATAAATCTATATCAAGGCCAATTCAATAATGACCTAATAAATACTTCTTTTGGAGATTTAATATATACAGATCGTGATGACGAAATAGATGCTAAAGGAACAGCAATTGATGAGTTTGGAACGGTTGTTAGAGAAATTGTTAAATCTAATATCAAGTTTGATACCAGGCCTGCATATCCTGTCTTATGGTCTACGGGAGCAAACCCAAATGCCGTGCTATTGGGAACCAAAGTTTCTAGTTTTGGAGCAGAGGCATATGTATTAAACAATTCATCTACTACAATTCCGTTGCAAGATGATCTAGGAAACGCTTTATATGTGTATGGCAACTCCCTAGGATCTTCTGGAACATTAGAATATGTAAGCAATGAGCTTGCAGAATACGCTAATCCAGAACCAGTAATATTTGAATCTAGATGGTTGCAAAATTTATCAGATGTAAAATCCTTAGCCGATTGGATTAAATCAAAAACGGTAGTTGTAAATAGAGGCAGGGTAGTTAATTTAAAGGTATTTGGAAATCCATTAATTTCAGTAGGAGATATAATATCAATAAAGCACACATATGTAGGCCTTGCTGGAACCGAAAATTTTATAGTTACTAATGTTAGTCAAGAATACTCTGAAGGATTGGAGACATCTATTACCTGTCGATCTTTATAGTCGACCAAATGGTATAATAAATAATTATGGCAATTAAAAGAATAGATAAAAAAGATGTCACGGACGGACAACCACTGGTACTGCCAGTAGGCCATCCAGATACAGTATTTTTAAATCCTAATAATTATATTCAAACTAAAGGCACAATTGTAGATTATTCAAAATATCAAGTAGACGGGGCATACTCTAGTTTATCTGGAATTCCAGCAAATGGGGATGCAGTTCCAACATCATTAAATGTGTCTTTGGTTAATCAGCTTGATGTACCACAATTAACAGATATTGAAAGTGTTAATTTTGAGCAATACTATGATCCAGTAAGCAAGTTGGCAAAATACAAGGCAGTTTTAAAAATAAGAAATTCAAGTAAAAATATAAATAATGTAGCGGGGGTGGATGCAAGGATTTACAATCCTAACGCATAATATGATTAAGGGCACATACATATTCTATCAAGACGGTAAAGAAATTTATCGTTCCCCTAACGTAATTACTAAATTTGGCAAAAGGTTTATTGCAAATTTTATTGCTGGAAATATTGAGGATGCGAGTAAAGATATCTCTATCGGCATAGATACAACTGCAGCAACTGACGAAGACACCAGGCTTGGTTTTGAATTTTATAGGCTTCCAGTAACACTTGGCAGCACAGATATTCAAACGGTATCTGGAACAACAACCTATAAGGTTGTTTATAAAACAACTATTCCTCAAGACATTGCAGGACAAATTAACGAAATAGGCTTATATCCGTCTACTCGAACATCTATAAATAATTTTGATAGCAGATTTTTAGCAGATTTTGCAGACAGATTAGACTGGCAGCTATCCTCTGGAGCTAATCCAGATTATGATATTACGGCTCAAAGGGCAAAAGTAGGAGACAGCCTTTTAACATTTGTATCTAATTCAACTGCCGCTCAAGAATATACAAACACTACATCTTTAGATTTATCTGGATATAGTGTAAATGACTCGATAAGACTAGCATACTATAAAAGTGATGCTAATTTACAAAGCATTATTTTAAAGCTATATTCATCAAGCTCTGATTATTACACAACAACCATTACTCCAGCAAGCGGAACTGGATATAAAATAACATCAGACA